ATCGTTACACCTGATGGCACTCGACTGTACTCTCATCATCGTCACGACTACAAGTCACACATTGACAAGAACGGTCGATACTACGCTGTAGATGGTGGTCGAGATTATCTCAAGAGAAATTACGATGAGCTAGACTATATGGAAGCTAGTCTGTCCTACGGTGATCCTCATTCTGAAATTCGTAAACATTTCATGTGGTTTTCCAGTGATGGTCGAAAGACTCTTCTGAAGGACTTGACTGCTGAACACCTTCAGGCTATCATCGCTACTCAACATCATCTTCCCGCTTACATCCATGAGCAATTTCTAAACGAAGTAGCATGGAGAGCAGAAGAATCAATCGTCAAACATGTGGAGGTACGTAAACGTGGTTAAACTTCTTGTTGCATTTCTACTTGCAATGCTCGTTGTCTTTGTGGTAGCATACTTCGGTGCGGTAAACAAAAGCCGCTCAACTTTCTGGAAATATGTCGGTATCGGTACTACACTAGCAATTGGTGCATTTGCTTTGCTGACAGGTGTTGTTGTATTGTTCTAACTAAAGGAGAAACATGAACATTCGTAATATTGGTCGTACTCTTGCAATCGCTCTGATTGCTATTTCTGCTGCTGCTTGTACTCGTGTCGAAACGGGTGAAGTTGGTCTGCGTGTTGACATGTCGAAACAGGTACAGATGGGTGAACTGATGCCCGGTAGCTGGAACCAGACTCTTGTTGGTGATGTGCTGACGTTCCCTGTGCGAGACATTGGTGGTAGTCTTGAAGACAAACGTCCGCTTACCAAAGATGATGTTGCACTGAAGCAAGTTGACCTGTCGTATGTATACGGTGTTAGTCCTACCGCTGTTGCTGAACTTTGGACTAAGCAACCACGCTCGTTTCACTTTGTAGATACCAAGTCAGGTGACACGTTCCTGATGGCAGTTCGAATGCAAACTCTCGTTAACAACGCCCTCTATGAAGCTGTTCGCAAGTACGGCACCAAAGAAGTTAACGACAAGCGACAAGCAATTGAACAAGATGTAAACGACATCGTTGCTCGAACTCTGAAGAACGACAAGCTCGAAGGTGTGTTGACACTGACTAGTGTACAAGTTCGTGCAATTGATCTTCCTGACAACATTCGTGACAGTGCAGCAGAAGTTGTGCGTTCACAGAATATGCTTGCTGTGAAAGCCAACGAAGTTGCGATTGCTGAAAAAGAAGCCGAACGTATGCGTGCTCTGAGTGCTAACTCTGGTCAGTCGATTGCATACATGGACGCACAAGCTCGGTTGAATATCTCTGAGGCTGTGAAGCTCGGTAAGGTTTCGACTATCGTCGTGCCGCACGACTTCAAGGGTTTCGTGAACGTTAAGTAAACCAGGGAGCTTCGGCTCCCTTCTTTTGATTGGAAAAACATGTGGAACTATCGACTAGTACAAATTGAAGAACTTGGTGACATTACAGTAGAAGTCTGTGAGGTTTACTACGACCACGATCAAGTGCCTCACGGTTACTGTGCTGCTAAGCTATTCACAACTCCCGACACAGACGGTGATCCGAAGGCTTCTATCCGATGGACACTTGACCGCATGCAGGAAGCTGTGCAGAAACCCATTCTGCATTATCCCCAAGACTTTACAGGAAAAGCACTATGAGTGAAGTAGAGAAATACTGGCAAGCAGTCGCCACCAAGACTGGTGACAATCGAACGTGGCACCAGTTGACACCGAACCAGCAAGCTGCTATCATTCACAGCATCAACATCGTACTCGGTGTTTTGAACAACCAGATTCAATAAAGGAAACATAATGACAGAACGTGCTCTAGCTACCATCCGTAAGATTGAAGAAATTGCCCCCATTGAAGGGGCAGACAAGATCGAAGTTGCCCGTGTTGGTGGCTGGCGTGTTGTCGTGAAGAAGGGTGAATTCCAAGTCGGTCAACTCGCTGTATACTTCGAAATCGACTCGTGGATTCCTCACGATCTTGCTCCGTTCCTGACTCGTCCTGGCAAGGAACCTGCTGAGTTCAATGGTGTCAAGGGTCAGCGTCTGCGCACGGTTCGTCTGCGTGGTCAAATCTCGCAAGGTCTACTGCTGCCCATTATTGACACATGTGGAATGGACTTTATTGGTTTTACTGTTAATGGTTTTTTTGTTACAGGTAACTATAACGAAGGTGATGATTTCACTGAAAAGTTGAATGTTCAGAAGTGGGAAAAGCCTATTCCTTCGAACATGCAAGGTATCATGCGTGGTAACTTCCCTTCGTGTGTACCGAAGACTGATCAAGAGCGTGTGCAAAACATCAAGACTTCCGTTCTTGAGCAGTACGTTGGTCATCATTTCGAAGTAACTGAAAAGATGGACGGTTCAAGCTGTACCATGCTGCTTGACTCTGAAGGTCTGTTTCATGTATGCTCTCGTAACGTTGACCTCGAACGTGATGAGTCGAATGTCTACTGGCAAATGGCTATCAAGTATGATGTTAAAGCTAAGCTTCGTGAACTGATTGCTCTTGGTGGTTCAATGGCTATTCAAGGTGAAATCTGCGGTCCTGGTATTCAAGGCAATCAGTATGAATTTACTGAACCGGATTTCTTTGTGTACGACATGTATGACCCCGGTACTGCAACATATTGTCCTCCAGGTATTCGACAATCCATTGTGGAGGCACTAGGTCTAAAGCATGTTCCTGTTATCGTGATGGGTACACTACAAAGTGCTAATCGTGATGTGCTACTGGAAGACGCCAAGGATTGTTCAGTGTTTAATAAAACACCACGAGAAGGTCTGGTGTTCAAGCTGAATTCTAAGGATCGTTTTAGCTTCAAGGTAATCAGCAACGACTGGCTGGAGAAGTACGAATAGGAGGTACATCATAGGAATTTTCGTAAGACACACATCTTGTGACTCCTGTGGAAGCTCAGACGGGCGAGCCCTCTACCAAGACGGCTCGTTTTATTGTTGGGTTTGCCAAAAAGGTAAAGCATCACAGGAATACATAGAGTCACTAGGTGGTGACAAGTCTAAACCAAAACGACAGGAGAAGCCATTGCTTGACCTAACAATCAAACCTAGCGGTAAAGAACGAATCAGTGCAGAAGATTGGCAGAATATCAAAGATAATACCACAACGGATGTTTCTTATCGTGGTATTCGTCCAGAGACTAATCGTAAATTCGGAGTACGATACGCTGTAGACGCAGAAGGTAACGTTCTCACGCAGTATTGCCCTATCACAAAAGGCGGTGAGCTATCCGGCCTGAAGCGTCGGGATCACCCGAAAGAATTCTCAGGTATTGCTGTGACAGGCGCAGAGTGCGATCTGTTTATGCAGCACAAGTTCAAGTCAGGAGGCAAGTACGTTGTCCTTACGGAAGGTGAAATCGATGCGCTCTCAGCGTATCAAATGCTCAACGACTACAACCGTTCGCGTGGTTCCGATTTCGAGACTGCCGTGGTTTCTGCGACAACTGGCGCGAATAGCTATAAGCAAATTGCTGCGCAGTATAAGTTCTTTGACTCGTTCGACAACATCATCCTCTGTCTTGATACAGACGAAGCTGGTCAGGATGCCCAGGAGCAAATCGTCAAGGTTCTCCCAAAGGGTAAGATCAAGGTAATGAAGCTGAAGTTCAAGGATGCTAACGAATACCTCAAGCGTGAGAATCCTAGAGACTTTATCACAGCGTTCTATGACGCACAACCTTATGTCCCTCTTGGTGTAGTAGGCTCTGGTTCTCTGTATGATGCTGTGTTGAATCAAGCACTGATGAAACGTATTCCGTTTCCGAAGTTCATGGGTGAAGCGAACATCATGCTCTGTGGTGGTATTCCACTTGGACACATCATCAACCTTGCAGCACTGACTGGTGCAGGTAAGACGACTGTAGTTAACGAAATCATCTACGAGTGGATTTTCACTTCACCACATATGCTCGGTATTGTGAGTCTGGAACTCGACAAGGGTCAGTATGGTGAAGCACTGCTTAGCCGACACTTGAGCCGCAAGATTGCCCTGTTCTCTGACGACGAAGCACGCATGCGATTCCTTACCTCAGAAGAGGTCAAGACTAAAGCTACAGAATTGTTTATGAAGGATGGTAGCAATCACCGCTTCTACGTCCTAGATAACCGAGACGGAAGTGTTGAAGAAATCCAAGCTGCCATCGAGGAACTGATCGTTGCGTGTGGTTGTCGTGTGATCGTTCTAGACCCATTGCAGGATATCATGGCTGGTGTTTCGGTTGAAAAGCAGGAAGAGTTCATGCAGTGGATGAAAGGTATGATCAAGAGCCACAAGGTTTCTTTCATTCTGATTAACCACATCCGAAAGTCAGCGGCTGGTTCCAACAGTGGTGAATTCGGTGAAGAAGATATTCAAGGTAGTTCGACCATCATCAAGTCGGCTTCTGTGACTATTCTTCTGTATCGTGATAAGAACCACGAAGACCCTGTTATGCGAAACACAACAAGAATGGTCATGCCGAAGAATCGTATCACAGGTATTACTGGTCCTGCTGGTGAAATCTACTACGACAATGAAACCCATACTCTGTTTAACAAGGCAGAGTTCTTTGGTGGAACGACATGAGACTAAGATGGAAAATCCAGAGTGATGTTCCAAACTCTAGACCTGTGCTACAGTTCTGGCAACGGGAATCCATCATGAGTGAATTGTCAGGATTAGACTATTCAGAAAATGGTAGATGGGTGAATGTCCCTGTGGTGATTGAACCTAGTGGACCAGGGGAAACACCATCGTGTTGTGATGGTGGTAATTGGTGGGGACATCATGAATCTTGCCCAAACGTGCGCTAGACAAATAGCCTACCCGTGTGGTAGGCTTTCCTTTTTTACACTTGACTTTTCTGTATTTATGATGTAGAATAGTATTCTTTGTCTTTAACCACCTTACAGGAATATCAATGAAACAATGTAAAGACTGCAAAGAATATCGAAGCCTCACAGACTACTATATCTGCAATAAAAAACCTCTGCGTTACTACTCGTCGTGTAAAGAATGTACAAAATTAAAGTCTAGAAGTAAATACGCAAATCTATCAGAAGAGCAAAAAAACATAGAACGAAAGAAAAGACTTGATAGTCTCGATAGAGAAAGAGCAAAAGCTAGAAGTACAAAACACTATTCCACAGTAGAAGGTAGGGCCAAGACTCTATTGAAAGGTGTCAAGGATAGAGATGTTTCTCACGATCTTGATCTACAATGGTTCATTGACAAGCTTCAGGTCGGTAAGTGTGAAGTTACAGGTATTCCGTTTGATTTCAACCCTCACCCTGTTTACAAGAAGAACCCAATGTCACCATCTATCGACAGAATCAACTCATCTCTTGGTTATCAAAAAGAAAACTGTAGAATGGTAGTGTGGCAATATAATATGGGCAAAGGTGAAACGTCCGACTCGGAATTCTTAGAGTTTTGTAGAAAACTCGTATCAAAATACAAGGAAGAACAATGACACTTAAATACTGGATTTGGGATATTGAAACGTACCCTAACTGTTTCACCATCAGCATCATTCGTCAAGACGGTAAGCACCTTCGTTCTTTCGAGTGCAGTCGTCGGAAGAATGATTTCGCCAAAATTCGCACCTGTGTGGAATATCTCGAAGAAAACGATGCAGTCATGGTCGGTTTCAACAACCTGGGATTCGACTATCCTGTCCTGCATGGTCTACTGCTGCATCCTGGCGTTGACCAAATGTCAGGTCTTGGTGTAGCAAAGCTGGCGTATAAGCTAGCTCAGGCACAGATTGATTCAACCAAGCAAGGTTTCCCTAAGACCGTTCCTGTGTACGACTGGATTGTTCCCCAGGTAGATTTGTATAAGATTTGGCACTTCGACAACAAGGCCAAGGCTACAGGTCTGAAGATGCTTGAGTTTAACATGCGCTCAGACAATATTGAAGACCTTCCGTATGCTGTCGGCACCGAACTGGAAGACCATGAGATTGATGTGTTGATTCATTACAACCAGCACGATATCAAGGAAACTCTGAAGTTCTTCGGTCATAGTCTTACTCAAATTCACTTCCGTGAAGAACTGACTGCTAAGTATGGTCGCAATTTCATGAACCATAACGACACGAAGATCGGTAAAGACTACTTCATCATGGAGCTAGAGAAGCAAGGTGTGAAGTGCTATATCAAGCAAAACGGTAAGACTGCGCCTGTACAAACTCGTCGTCCTTACATCAATATCGCAGACTGCTTGTTTGATTACTATGACTTCAAGCGTCCTGAGTTCATTGCAATTCTGGAATGGTTCAAGCACCAACGCATTCGTGAAACCAAAGGTGTGTTTGCTGATATTGCAGAGCATCGTCTTGGTGAAGTTGCGAAGTATGCGAAGATGCGTACCAAACGTCAACGTTATCCAATGAAGCCTAGTGAGATTGTAGAAAACCTGTTCAAGAATGAGTATCCCTGCGGATGGATTGACGAAGTAGAACTGAAGCAGAAACTCAAGGGTGAGTTCAAGAAGAGTTACTGGAAGTGCTGGAACGTGGCAGACAACCTGAACGTGGTAGTTGATGGTTTTCAATTCGACTTTGGTACAGGTGGTATTCACGGTAGCCTAGAGTTCACGCTGGTGGAAGCTGACAGTGAATACGAGATTGTAGATGCTGACGTTAGCTCAATGTATCCTAATCTGGCTATCTCCAATGACGTTTACCCTGAACACCTTGGTATTGAATTCTGTACGATTTACAAAGCAGTGTATGAAATGCGTAAGTCCTACAAGAAAGGTACACCTGAGAACCTGATGCTCAAGCTGGCTCTGAACGGTGTTTACGGTGACTCGAATAACCAGTACAGTCCGTTCTATGATCCTAAGTACACGATGACGATTACGATTAACGGACAGCTCACACTCTGTCTACTTGCTGAAAAGCTGATGACAATCGAAGGTCTGCAACTGATCCAAGTCAACACTGACGGTGTTACTGTGAAGATTCCTCGTGCCAAGCGTGCTGAGTACAACGCAGTATGTGAAGCATGGCAAAAGCAAGTTAAGCTTGAGCTTGAGTATGCGGAGTATTCGAAGATGTTCATTAGAGATTGCAATAACTATATCGCGGTGTACACTAACGGTAAGGTCAAGCGTAAAGGTGTGTATCAGTACGAAGACCTGGGTTGGCACCAAAACCAGGGCGGTCTGGTTATCGCCAAGGCTGCTGAAGCTGCAATGGTTCATGGTACAGATATCGAAGAGTTCATCAAGGCGCATACTGACAAGTATGACTTCCTGATGCGTACAAAGGTGCCTCGTAGCTCAAGTCTATATCTTGAGAAAGATGAACTGGATGCTGAAGACAAACCTGTCAGAGTAAAGCAACAGAATATCTGTCGATACTACGTGTCAAAGTCTCCTGACAGTGGTAAGCTGATCAAGGTCATGCCTCCACTACCGAAGAAACCCGATGACGTTCGTGAAATCGGCATCGAGTCAGCTTGGAAGGTGAAGACTTGCAACAACATGCTTGACTTCGACGGACAGATCGACTATGCTTACTACGTTCATGAAGCAAGAAAGCTTCTGGTACCACCTGTGTTTACTCGTGAAGAACTTGCCAAGATGGCAGAAGGGAAAGACGATGAGTTTGAAGAATGAAGGTCCAATCTGTAGTGCAGACGGTTGTTCTCGTCGTGAACCGTGTGGTTTTGCCTGTCGTGATGAAGGCAACTTTGATGTTCCAATTTGGAAACAGCGAGTAGACCAACTGATTGAAGAAGTGCTAGACTTTGAACCTGTTGTATTCAAAGAAAAAGGTAAAAAGTGAACATTCGATACAAATGGTTTTACAAAAATCATCGTGGTGAACTTGAAGAAGTTACAGGTCAACGAGTACCGTTTTCTGAAATTGAAAACATTAATGTTTCGTATTCCATAGATGGTCTTGGGTTCAAGACAGTTGGAATGGCACTAGATGCCATGCAAAAGTTTATTGACAACGGTAACTGGAGTGGGAACACTCCTGCCATGTTAATTCTAGTTCACGGGAGGTAACAAATGACTATTACAACTAAACCTTATGGTTTCAAGCACTGGAAGTTCCCAGGTGGTGAAATCGGTGTAAAGCTTGATCCTGAGTGGTTGACGCATCCTCACGATGTTCCACTTGCAGCTACCATTGAACATCGTGGTCTGGTTGATCATGAAGAGCTTTTCATTATCATGAATCTGTGTGATGCAATCGCTCGTGCTACTGCAAATCGAAAGAATCGTGAACCTGTATATCTGGACATGCCTTACCTTCCTTATTCTCGTCAAGACCGAATGTGTCATCCGGGTGAATCTTTTGCACTTGCTGTTTTCTTGCGTGCAATTCCATCCTACGTTCGGTTGATTACAACGGATGTTCATAGTGACGTTTATGCAAATATCAATAGCTCTGAAAAACCTTACATCCAAAACATTGGTCAAAACACTGTTGCATTTGAAACGGTGAAGAAGCACTTCAAGGCAGACTGGCTCGTCGGACCCGATGAAGGTTCTACCAGAAAGATCAACGTACTTTCGCGTGAAACCTTTGTACCGTATGTCACGCTGACTAAGACTCGTAAAGAGGGTAAGGTTCACCATGAAGACTTGACACCTGATACTCTTTCAGGTAAAGTCCTGATTGTGGACGATATTGGAGACGGTATGGCGACTTTTATTAGTGCAGCACAGATGCTGAAAGCTACACAGCCTCGTATCACTAAACTTGGAGTGATGGTCACACATGGTATCTTTTCAAAAGGATTGGACATTCTAAACGGTATGTTCGATGTTGTTTACACCTATAATCTGATGAATCCAGATGTTGCAGACCATCCTCTTCTGGCAAAATAGCACTGTCCCAGGATATGAAGTTTCTTCTTGCGGTAAGATTCGTTCTGTAAATAGACTAGTAAGCAAAACAAACGGTAATATTGCTCTTCTAACCGGAAAAGAGCTTAAAACGCAAATAGACAGAAATGGTTATGTGCGAGCAAGATTGTCTCATTCTAACAAAAAAATCACGATCAGAATGCATCGTGAAGTAGCTATTGTGTTCATACCTAATCCAGAAAACAAACCTCAAGTTAACCATAAAGACGGTAACAAACAAAACAACAGTGTCAGTAATCTTGAGTGGTGTGACAACTCTCAAAATCAAATTCATGCAATAGAATCAGGACTAAAAACAATTTCGTATGCAGAAAAAGCACCTAGAACCAAATTCAAAGTGCTTGTATTTGATAAGTCTGGAAACCACAAGCTCACATTGTGTGGCAATAAAGAAATGAAACTGCATGGGTTCGACTTCAGACTTGTCAATGCTTGTCTGCAAGGTAAACGAAAATATCACAAGGAACATTACTTCAAGTCTCAACCACTTGACAACACTCAACCTCAGTGATACAGTTCTGCATCGCAATAACGAAAGGAAAAGTAAATGTTTCAACCTAACCCAATTCTCGCTGCTGACTTCTACAAAATCGGTCACGTTTTCCAGTATCCGCTTGGTACCAGCGAAATCTATTCCAACCTGACTGCTCGTTCGAACAAGCGTGCTCCGCTTGCAAACGGTCGATACATTGACAAGGTTGTATTTGTTGGTTTGCAAGTATTCCTGATGCAATTCCTGCAAGAGCAATTCCAAAAGCTTTTCTTTGATAAGCCAAAGGCTGATGTTGTTGCTGAGTTCAATCGTCGTAATGATGGTGCTCTCGGTCCTGGCTCGGTTGATAGCTCGCACATTGCTGCGCTGCACGACCTGGGTTACCTGCCTCTGGAAATCAAGGCACTTCCTGAAGGCTCGCTCGTTCCGATGGGTGTCCCGATGTTGACTGTTCACAATACTCTGCCTGAGTTCTACTGGCTGACGAACTTCATCGAAACTGCTCTCAGTGCTGAAATCTGGAAGATTATTACTTGCGCAACTGTCGCGTTCGAATACCGTAAACTGCTTGAGCGTTGGGCTAAGCGAACTGGTTCTCCGAAGGATTTCGTTCTGTGGCAAGGTCACGACTTCTCGATGCGTGGTATGTCGGGTATCTCCGATGCTGCTCAATCTGGCATGGGCCACCTATTCAGCTTCCTTGGTACTGACACGATCCCTGCAATCGAAGCTATCGAAAAGTTCTACAACGGTCTTGCAACCTTCGTCGGTGGTTCGGTTCCTGCAACTGAACACAGTGTGATGTGTGCTGGTGGCATGGAAGATGAGAAGGAAACCATTCGTCACCTGATTCAAGATGTTTATCCGAGTGGTGTTGTGTCGGTTGTTTCTGACACCTGGGACTTCTTCAAGGTTGTTACTGAAACTGCTACTGAACTCAAGGATGTTATCCTGAATCGTCAACCGAATGCACTTGGTCTTGCCAAGGTTGTGTTCCGTCCTGACAGTGGTAATCCTGCTGACATTCTCTGTGGTGATCCGAAGGCTCCTGCTGGTAGTCCTGAGTCGAAGGGTGCTGTGGAATGTCTGTGGGAAATCTTCAGTGGTACTGAGACTGAAACTGGTCACAAGCTTCTGAATCAACGTGTGGGTCTGATCTACGGTGATAGCATCACGCTCGAACGTGCTGAAGAAATCATGCAGCGTTTGCACCTGAAGGGATTCGCTTCCGCTAACGTGGTGTTCGGTATCGGTAGCTTCACGTATCAGTACCTGACTCGTGACACTTTCGGCATGGCAATGAAGGCTACTTCTGCTGTGGTGAATGGTCAACGTCGCGCACTGTTCAAAGACCCCAAGACTGACGATGGTCTGAAGCGTAGTGCTCGCGGTCTGCTGAAGGTTCAAGAGCTTGACAACGGTAACTTTGTCCTGCACAATGACTGCACGGTTGAACAAGAACAGACTGGTGCTTTGCAGACGGTGTTCCTCAACGGTCGAATCACCAAGATGTTTACCATCGATGAGATTCGAGCTAAGGTCAACACTGCTGTTGACAAGTATCTGCTGACGGTATAAACTAGTTTTGTGATGTGTGAGAGTGCAGGTGCAGTCAAGACTCCCGCTTAACCGGAGACATTGACAAGTAACGTGAGTTACGGAGCAGAGTCCACACATCACTTCTTAACATAAAGGAAATCATATGAGTAAGTTTGAGCAAAACTTTAAAGCTAAATATGGTGATACAGGTGAAGCATTTGTCCAAAAGTGGGTTAATGGGCTTGAAAGTGGCAAGATTAAGCGAATCGGTGGAGCACTAAATAACGGTAACGGTATGTGCTGCCTTGGTCTTGCATGTGATATCCTTGCTGAAGATGGATTGGTGTCAAAGAAAGTTTTGGCATCTGGTACCGTTCACTACAGCAATGAGCATGAAATGCCTACCGATACTGTGCAAAAAGTAATCGACAGTCTTCTTAATAGACACACTGATTGCACACACCTTGCGTCTAGAAATGATGAAGGTCGTACTTTCAAGAAAACCGCAGCAGTCATTCGTACTGCAATGAAAAAGCAAGGTATTATCCTCAAATGAGACGTATCTGCGAAGTCGCTGCTGAAATCATCAACGTATGGAAAAAGCCGTACTTTGGTGCAGTACCATACTTGCAAGCAATGTTGTGTCTAGTCGATAAAAACGACAAGTACGGACTTGACAGCGCAGAGTCAATCGTGCAATACTTTCTTGGTAATGCAAACACTTTCCGTGGCGAAGATGCTCGCCGTCTTAAACTCGAACTGAAGGAACTAATCAAATGAAAAACCTGTCCGCTAACTTTACCGCTGGTCAACTCGTGGCACTCAGTGCCATGTTTGACACGTTTCCCGATAACGTTGAAGCTATTGCTCAGTTCTATCTGGCTAACATGGCAAAAGTGGTTGCATTAGCAATGAAGGATCGCATTGAATCCGGCGAACCTCTTTCTGATGAATGGATGGGTGTGTTGCTGTCCTCGATGCTTGCTGACTCCGCTAAGCAGAAGCCTGTTGCGATGAGTGAAGGTCAAGTCGAATTGCTGAAGACGATGGATATCGATAACCTGTAAGGGTAAAAATGAACATCAAAGACATGATTGATAAACCGTTCATGCTTATCATCCGGGGTCTTCCCGGCTCCGGTAAGAGTACGTTTGCTGAACTGATTTCACACATGACAGTTGAACCCATTGTCATTGCCGAAGCTGATCAATACTTTGTCGAAAAGTTTGATGGTGTTTTTGAACCTCGACGTATTGCAGATGCTCATGCTTGGTGTCGTCAGAAAGTCCAACGTGCAATTGATGACAGGAATAATGTTATTGTGTCCAACACTTTCACCCGTGAGTGGGAATACGATGAATACTTGACGATGGCATCAAGAGCAAACTACAATATCTTTGTCATTACGATGAACAACATCCACGGTAATAAGTCCACTCACGGTGTTCCTGAAGAAACTGTCACCAAGATGCGTGATAGGTTCGAACACAGTCTCTGATGAAAAAGTTCATCTTTACACTCCTGATCGGTGTCTTTGGGGCATTGACAGGAGTTCTTTTCACTGTATCATACCTCGATCCTGGCATTCGATTAATGATCGGTTTCTTCTTAGCTAACCTCGGAGTCTACTACTAATGAACTACCCGTCCCTCAAGCAGATGCAGCAACTCGTCGCAGATAAGCTTGCTATTCAGAAGCTTTATGGTGACGATCTGGTAATGTTTAAGTATTCACGCAAGGCTATGTTCGACTACATGTGGTTCAAGCGACCTGAACTCATGGAGTGTCGTGGTCATGTGTACCGTCTTTCGACTGGTGAGCGTGTGGTACATGCTCCCCGTAAGTCGTTCAATTATCTTGAGAATGATTGGTGGAAAGATGTTCCATTGAACACCGAAGTCCGTATCGACAAAAAGTTTAATGGTTATATGGCATGTGTAACCTTGGTGGATGGTGACTGGTTGATTACGACTACTGGTAGTTTCGATAGTGAATACGTCAAGCATGCGCAGAATATGCTGACTGGTCATCCTGCTCTTGAAAACGAAGACAACATTGATTGCACACTGGTATTTGAAATCTGCGACAGTAAGTTTGATCCACACATTGTTGAGGAACAAGATGGTGCTCACTATCTTGGTTCTCGCATTTCTAACGGAAATTGGCTTGCTTATTCGACTTCCAATACTGTGATTGGAATTACCCTCGGTGAAGCAATTCAACTTGCTGAGCGTGATCACGGTGAAGGTTTCATGGTCTATCAGCTACAGGGTGATCCTCTGTACAATCGTCCATGTAAGCTGAAGAGTCCGTATTACATTGGTAAGAAAATGCTGATGCGTGCTACTCCGTATTTTAAGATTGATCGACTACCAAAAATGTGGAAAAATGCACCATATTTGATTCAAGATCATTATCTGTGGTCAGATTGGTGTGAACTACCCGAACAAGAACGTCGTCTATTTTTGGAGAATCACTATGGATAAATACACCGTGATCGTAAGCGTAATGCGTCAGCTAATTGTTAAGCATTTTCATAATGCTCCATGCCGACCTGTAGGTAGCAGCTACATCATGCAATGTGTAAACAATGATGTAGACATGATCGTTGCCTATCCTGACTTTGGACTGAAGGATGAATTCGAGGTTACTCAAGACCTTGGGTGGGAATTCAACGGTTCGAAGATGGATGACGGTACAGAGTTTGTGTCGTTCAAAACTGACATTGATGGTGTTGTGGGCAACTTCGTCTTCGTCATCAGTCGAACCGAGTATGATATGTTTGGTCACGCTGCTGACGTATGCCGACTTCTGCACGAGTCAGGTGTGACGCTTGACAAGCCTCTGCGTTGTGATGTACACTCGATGCTGCGTCAGATGATGACATGGGAAGAATTTCAAACATACAAACATTTAAAAAGGAATGCACATGAAATGGTTCACAAGCGACCTGCACTTCTCGCATCGAAATATTGTACGATTCACGAATCGGGGACGGGATACTTCGCAAGATTCTCACGATATGTGGTTGGTAAACTTACTCAACTCTTTCGTTCGACCTGAAGACACTCTGTATCACCTGGGTGACTTCTCGTTTGCGCGAGACAAGCGAGACACCCGAGCTATTGTAGATGATCTGCACTGCAACGACATTCGATTGTTCAAGGGTAACCACGACCGATTCGAAGATCTGTTGTGGCTCAAGCAAGAATGCAGTAATGTAACTCGTGTCAAAGACTACGAAGAAATTCGGATTGGTGATAAGAGCGTAGTTCTATTTCACTTTCCAATCGCATCATGGCATAAACAAGGTCATGGTAGCTGGCACCTTCATGGTCATTGTCACGGTAACCTCAAGCCTGAGTTCTCTCAAGGTAAAGTGCTAGACGTTGGTTTGGATAATGCTTTCAATCTGTACGGTGTACATCGACCGTTTGCAGAGGAAGACATTGTTCGATACATGGAAAACCGAGACGTTCGAATCAATGATCATCATAAGGATTACACTAATGCAAATCACAGCTAAAGTTCTACTCAAAACCAAGAACGTTTTCACAGGAGACGTTGCAACCACCTTCGAACTAGAGTATCCTCGGTTCATCCATAGCGAGTTCATGACTCACCGGATGTTCAGTCGCAATGCTGCTAGTTCGAGGGCTATTCCTGTTGCTAAGACAATCGAAATGGTTCGCTCTGATCCTGCGATGCCGGTGCATTGGGGTAAGAATCAACCTGGGATGCAGGCTAATGAAGAGCTACAAGGAAATGAACTTGCAATGGTTAAGGGTGATTGGATTAATTCAGCAGAACAGGCTTCTATTGTTGCTGAACGCATGTCGCATTACCAAGCACACAAACAAATCGTTAACAGAATCCTAGAGCCCTACGTGTGGATGAAGGTTGTCGTTACCGCTACCGAGTGGAATAACTTCTGGTGGTTGCGTGATCACAAGGATGCTCAACCTGAAATCCGACAGCTTGCTAAGGTTATGCACAAAGCGTACAATCAAGCTAAAGCTATGAATCTGTACGATGGTGAATGGCACCTGCCTTACCTCGATCTTGTTCGTGGTACAGGTATGAATCTGAAACTGCATTACTGCATCGGTAATGAAGAACTTAGCACTGAAGATGCTAAGAAAGTTTCTGCTAGTCTATGTGCCCAAGTATCTTACCGTAAGCTAGACTTCAGCGTAGAAAAAGCTAAAGTAATCTTTGATCGACTAATCGAGTCTGAGCCTGTACATGCTAGCCCTGTAGAGCACCAATTGCTTGTACGAAATCCTAAAGAATATCCAATCCCTTCTGCTAGGACGCAAGGATGGACGCACATGGACTTCGACGGTAACTACTGGTCAGGTAATATCAAAGGGTATATTCAGTATCGTCAACTGATTCCTAATCACGTAAAGCGAGGCTAAATGGCTAGAGTAAAACGCAATCGACCTAAAGTGACGGACCATCAGCTGATCAAGCTGATTTCCGCTCACAGTAAATACCATGAGTATGAAGTGCGTGATATTCTACGTGCAATGGTATACATTACTCAATCTGAACTAGTGAAGGGTAATACTGTTCAGATTCGTGGACTAGGTACGTGGGCAACCTTTCTGATTCCAGAGAGGTCGTGGTACAATGCTCATCTGGATTTGCACATGACTAAACCTGAAGAGTATAGAGTCGGGTATCGTTGTGATGCAGACATTAAGGGTGCAGTGAAGAAAGATAGTATTCTCAGGCAGGATATTGAATCGAAAGGAAGTAAATGAACGTAAAAGACCCACCGTATTGGATGACAGCAGAACCACCCAAGGATGATGATATCCTAATCAATGATCCTCATGATGTATTCAAAGCAAAAGAACTACCTTCGTTTGTCTATCGTGCAGCACACCATGTAATCAATACCGGTTATCTAAACACCGTAGAGTTCTTCAAGGATTTGACTGAGCTTGAGTCATCGTTCCTTTGTGAAATGTGTAAGCTTAACGCTTCCATTCTTATGGGTGAAGCTACTGCTGTAAACCAGTCTCAACTTCATACGTTTGCAATTGTACTAGAGTCGAGCAGGCTTACCGTACAGATGCTACACGCAGGTATCGGTGAAACAACAATCGAAAAGTCAAAACTGATTGACAGATTCACCAACCTGTATAGAATGGCAGTTGCTCATCATCAGGCTCTTGTCAATGATGCAGTCTGTCACTATGAAAAGTTCGACATTCTAGCAGAACCTTCTGAGGGTAGACTTTTCTCTGACAAAAAACCCTCTGAACCTGACGGGAAAGGGGGTTGACAGATGCCCAAAAAAAAGAAACAATCTGATCCATTCGCTGAAGACTTTGACCTGTACGACGATACTTTCGAAAAAGACGCAGTACAGCAGTTGACAAATCGAACAAGACAGCGTACATTCTACGAAGACACTTTCGATCAATCTAACCAAGAGGTAAATTCACTATGGAAAACAAGCGGTTCGTGGTAAAGTTCAACAACGGTGTGTGGAAGGCTTTCGACACTCATACTTTCACCGACATGGAACTCTTTCGTTTAAAGCGTGAAGCTGATGAAAAGGTCAAGTCAGTCAATGATCGTATTGCTCGGGAAAAGCAATGACTAAGTTCGTAATCGGTGGTCGCTATAACTGGATTGGTCAACCTGAGCGGTTGATCTATCTTGGTGATAACTTCAGTGGTAATGGCTTCTGGCATCAATTCGCTAAGGTTGATAAACCTGATGTTGTTTGGTGTGAAGTCAAGGGTAACCAACTTGATCAATTCGAAGAAACCAAAGACCCTACAGTTGACAAGGTTTAAGTTCTAAGCTATAGTTCATTTCTCTGTTCAACAACCTCTAGGAGATTCAATTGAAAGAAATTCATATCGTTCGTAACGCTAGCATCCCGCGTCTGTTCAACGTTGTCGAGGCTGACTTCGAAAACGAATCGGTTCGCACGCTGTTCGAACGTCTGGAATACGATGACGCTGTGATGAAGAAGGAAGCAGTGGAAGCTCTGATGACGGAGTGTGCGTAATGCAAGGCACGTTCACTGAGCGAATCGTTCGACCGAAGAACGCCAAGATGCGTCGGGAGCAGCGTGACCCAAAGCGTGACAAGCGCAATGATCGTGACTTCTCTCGGCAGCGTGAACAAAAGCGAGGGTGGAATTCTGAATCAACCGAATGAAATACCTCAGAATTGGCCTTTCCCTACTTACAAAGGGGTCTTGTTGCAGCAGGTTAGAAAGCGTGATACACTAGATCATGTTCCTGAATTCGACAAACTCTCAGACAAAGTAGGAGATACCAATGCTGAACAAGAAGCTCTTTTTTAAGCCTCTGACGGGCTTGCTTTTGCTGCTCTGCCTTGTCCCTGTTACACTCAACCCTGGTCCCGAAAGGTACTGGTTTCAGTCACAACAGGCACGAGCAGAGCAGTTTTTTTTGGACTATCACTGCATGGTTGAAGCCTTGTGGTTTGAAGCTCGCAATGACAATGAAATCGGCAAGCGTGCTGTAGCTACAGTAATTATCAACCGTGTCCAGAGCCCCAGGTTTAGCAATACGATCTGCGGTGTCATCCAGCAACACATGCAGTTCTCTTATAGAAATCGTCTAAAGAATCGCAAAGCTATCCTGCAACCGAAGCCTCAACCCTCTGAAAAAACCAAGCTAGAAATGATTAAGAGTATTGCATATGAAGTTGCGAGTGGTAAATTCAAGCCTGTGTTGCCATCAAACGTACTGTGGTATCATACCTACAGTGTAAACCCTGTGTGGAATCGAAAGATGAAAGCTGTTATGCTTCCTGGCTCCAAACATGTATTCCTGAAAGGAAATGACCGTGGTTAAACCAATCGTTCGAATCAAAGATGCTTTTCTGCAACGAAGTGTCGTTTGGTCTGATGCAAACACAAAGCAATGCTACGTTCTAATTGGAACGGTGCTAGACTATCCTGAACAACACATGGCTTTTCCTGGCTGTGTTGAGAATCACCAACAAGTCCAGACAAGTGAAGTCCTTGAGGTCAAGGGTGACATTGTGATCACTGCACGCACTGAATATCATGTACAAAACTGGTTGACAGAGCCGACGTTTCAGACTACACTTGCTGCTCACTTCGGTAAAGAAGGTCTTACATCGTACTGAAAGGTAAATTATGCGCAAAGGTGAAATGCTCGACAAAGCGATTCTGATTGCAACCAATGCTCACGCTGGTCAATTCGACAAGGGTGGTCGTCCGTACATCCTGCATCCTCTTGCTGTGATGCACATTCTGAACACTGAAATCGAAGAGTTGAACAGTGCAGCAGTTCTTCATGATGTAATCGAAGACACCAAAGTTACATATGCCGATCTTCGTGCTGCAGGTATTAACGAGTCAGTAATTGCAATTGTCCGAATTCTTACGAAAGTTCCCGGTGAAACCTACGATGAATACAAGGCTCGTGTTATGGAAAGCCCCGATGCCATGAGGGTTAAGCTTGCGGACTTGACACACAACAGCGATATCCGTAGACTCAAGGGTGTGTCTGAAAAAGACATTGTACGGATGGCTAAGTATCATGCTTTCTATCTGGAAATCACCGCTAAGCTGGAAGGAAAATCGTGATTCATCTTGCACACATTGTCAGCACTCCTTCTCTGAAGGGTTATCTTTGGCAGAAGTCCATCGCAGGTTATCACTACGAAATGGAAGTGCTTGACAATCAAGGAACCAAAGTCTACACTGAAGAGCTTCACGACAAGTCTTTCGAACAAGCCGTGAGTGAAATCCAGAGTGTCATGCAGGTTCTTACCTTCAGCGACGAACTGCGAATCTACGAAGAATTCGCTTGACAAGCTGAGTAGTTCTGCTAAAGTACAACCCATCGTAATTAACCAACAGGAGATACCAAATGCGTTTCAAGACTCTTACCGCTACCATCCTTCGCAACGCTGCAATGCGTGTTCAAGAAAGTTCACTTCCGATGTGTTGGGCAATTCGTAATGAACTGCGTGAGAACGGTTTCGGTTACAGTGAAGCAATCAGGATTGTCGCAGTAGAATTCGAAAGCCTGCTTGAAAAAATGAATGTTCCTACCAATGGTTGGTTGTGGCTGAGTGGTAAGACGTGGGAAGAACGCCAAGGTCGTCGTTGGGACACCGATCCTGAACTTCGTGAAGCTCGCGTCATGTTCCTGCTAATGTTGGCTGATGCTGTTGCGTATAAGACCGAGCGTGTCAAATCCAATGATGGTTGGATCGATGGTAGCATCAAGCCTGAAAAGCCGGGTGTGTATCAGCGTGAATTTGATACTCTGGATCATGTTCAGTTTGGTTACTTCGACGGGGTTTGGCACTACGGCAGTCGAACTGTTGAAGATACACTGAGTCGATTTAAGAGTCAGTCGTTTGTAGCAATTAATCAAAACCGTCGCTGGAAGCACATTGAGCAGAAACCTGCGAACCTTGTTTCGTTCAGTGTCAATCCTGTTGAGCCGGGTGTGTATGCTGTGCAACACAAAAATAAAGTCATTCACTACTCTAAGTGGAATGGTAAGTTCTGGTGCCTGACTGATGATATTGAAGGTGCAAAAAGTCAAAAACGAAAGTCGTTTGGTATTTATGACGACAATGCATACACCGGCTGGTACGCAACTCGACTTGACAACTGAACCAAAGGAAGCTAACATGCTGCACGTTCTAACAAATGTTCTGGCAATCATTGCAGCGGGTGTTCCTCTGATGATTGTGGATGCGCTACGTTCGATTCAATTCTTCAAGGCACGAAAGGTAAAGTAATGTACACTCTGTATTTCTTTCATGATGAAACGACTCAAGACTCCATGAGTTACGAGTTCGATAACCGCAATGAAGCTCTTGAGGTTGCTATTGCTACCGTCAGGACTGAAGAAATCTTCCCGATTGCAGAGATTCGTGATGAAGATGGAGTGCTTGTCAACCGCATCACTCCTGCTGTATAATCTCTGATTTCCACACACAAACTACGAAAGGAAACCTACCATGTCTACTCGTCTGCAAACTATCCGTAATCTTATCGCGTCCAGCCAAGGTCGATTCTTCACTGCTACCTTCGTGAAGAAGAACGGTGAAGTCCGAGTGATGAACGCTCGAATCGGTGTCAAGTCGCACTCTGCTGGTGGCACGCCTTCGACTGCTGCTCATGAGCAATACATGACTGTGTTCGATGCGAAGATCAATGCATATCGCACACTCAACCTTGAGACGATTTCGAAGCTCAAGATCAACGGTGTCACGTTCGAGGTACAATGATGAAGTATCGATTGCAGGTTATTACTCCGCTTGGTACCTTCTACAGCAAGTGGTTTGAAAACCAAGCTGCCGTTCGAGTGTCTGAAATTGAATTCGAAAAGCTTGGTAATCTAAAGATGCCTGCTGAAGATGGCAGTATCATTCGAATCCCGGAAGGTACTTACCTAAATAGTATCGTCATCGTCGAAAAGTCCGAACAGTGAAGAAGACCCTGCCAAGTGCAGGGTTTTTTCTTTTTACTTGACACTTTCTGTGATTCTGTTAAAGTAACACCCATCGCAACACACAGGAGATATCCAGTGATCAACCAAATCCTCGGTCGTGCTACTCTCGGTCAACCTGATCCGGTGGTTGGTATGGGTGCAACTCTGCTGTACATGACTGACCGCTACCCTGCGACGATATTCCGTGTGTTCACCTATCGTAAGTGCATGGCTGTGGAAGTGCGCGAGGATGAATACTCACACATTGGTGAAGGTTACCTGGGTGACTTCAAGACCTGCGTGCGAGCTACCCCTAAGTATTTCGTCTTCAAGAAAGGTGTGTGGGTCCGTCTGCAAGTCGAAGATAATGATGTAGAGTTTGCTAAGAAGAAGTTCAGCACTACTACTGAGCGTGGTGGTCTGCGGATTGGTCAACGTGACGGTTATCAAGACCCTCATTTCTGAAAGGAAATCAAGTGAACATTACCTGCTCTGACATGAAACAGTTCATCGAAGTGATTGCTGGTCTTGTCCGCGAAGGCTTGACGTTTAATGCAGATGCTGATAGACTCGTGATCAATCTTACAGGAGGTCACTGATGAAAGTCTTCGTCTACTTCAACCTGCATCGCAAGTGCTTCAGCGTCAAGGCTCTCGAAGGCGCACTCAAGGGTCGTGTAATCATCCATGCCTCCTACGTTAATCTTTACAATTGTGCTTTCAAAGTATCAGAAGCCGGTCGTCAACGTGTCCTGCGTGAGAAGCGTAAAAATGTCCACGCGGGTGTTGTAGGCAATCTTCAGTCGTTTACGTTCGTTGATCAACAAAACAACATGGCAGAGTTTCGCAAAGATTGCACTTATGCTCTCGCTTTTGAAAAACCCCACAACCGAGTCAAGTATAATCCGTACAAACTTGACAAGTTCTACCGAGAGGAAGACAATGCATGCATTCCGGTTGAAAAGCACCAGCTTGTTTCCCTGGCAAAGCTCGAAGGTCAACCTCCTGTAATCTATTTGCACTAAGGAATCAATATGCCGTTCATCGAAAATGTCAGTCTAGACGATGCCCGTAAAGCTTGGCATTTCGACCCTGGCCCGAACTCTCTGCTGATCCGAATCATTGATCCTGACATGGAGTTTGGTCAGGTCAAGTTGCCGTTCAAGGAAACTGCCAAGTTCAAGTTCCTCGATTCTGAGGACGGTGACGGTATCCCTGAGCACTTTAAGATCAATGAAAGTGAAGCTGATCATATTGTCGAACGGTTGATCCATGCTCGTAACAACCACATGAACGTCATCGTGCATTGTGTCGCGGGTGTCTGCCGCAGTGGTGCTGTGGTAGAATTCGCTGTTGCAGCCCTTGGTTTCCAAGACACTGAAAAGTTCAGGCAACCGAACCTTCGGGTCAAGCGGATGCTGTTCGAAGCGTATGAAAGAATTGCTAGCGGAAATTAACCATTCGCTTGACTCAACTATTACCTTCTGCTAAAGTCCTGACATGACAACTCAACGCCAACGCAAAATGAAGATCAAGATCAAGCAGCAGAAGCCTCGTAATCCGACTGTAGAAGTCGTGATGCGTAAACCTGTGCAAAAGCACCGCAATCGCAAGCGTGATGCTAAGATGCAACCTGTGGAGTAACCATGAACTTTCTGCAAAACCGTGATCTGTACATTGACCATACTCATCCTGATTACAAGTATCTAAAGAGCACTTTCAAGTTGCCGACATTTGGTCAATGGGAAACCGATACTTCAGTTAAAGAGGTATCAGATACTGAATTGTGGCAACAGTTGACAATGTTCAGTTTCGCAGCCAGCACTGTTGTTTGCAGTGAAAACGTGGACAATGGAGTGTGGTGTAAGATCAAGGCATTTTACGTCGCTGATGATCAATCGTGGATCATTGTTGCGTACCCATACTCTACCTTCGGTTCCAGCAAAGATTCAAAGTGGAAGCTTGACAAACCCCGCTACTTCAAGTACCAAAAATGCAACCATGAATTTACCAGTCGTTCTGTCGGTCGTTGCATCACTGAATACACCTGCAAGCTGTGTGGTTTTGTGAATGTAGTTGACAGCAGCGACTGAAGTCTGTACAGTTCACATCATCGTAATCAACAGGAGATATCAAATGCGTTTCAAGTTCCTCACTGCTACCCTTGTGCGTAATACTGCACTGCGTATGCGTAGTATCAAAATGAATACCGAAGGTGACGAATTCATGTGCAACGCATTGGTTCGTGAAGCTACGTCACAAGGCTTTGAAAATGGCTCACGTCAAATGAATGGTGTAAAACGGGAATTTCACAATGTTCTAAAAGAAATGCAAGTTAGCACTGCCGGTAGTCTTTCTCATCCTGAACGAACGGATCGTGAAGCACGTACGTATGAGTGGAGAAGTGAAGCTCGTATTCTGTTCCTCTTGATGTTGGCAGATGCTATCGCATACAAGACGAACGGTGGTAAGAAAGTCAAGCCGGTTCCGCCTCCTATCATTCTCCCTGATCCGGGCATGGTCTTCATCAAAGAAATTGGTGTTGATCGGTATACTGCAAAGAATGCATACGGTACGTTCGTGATGCAACGTGGTAACCCCAATGCTCGTGAACTGAAAGCAAAAACCGACCGTTGGTGTCTGATTGATCCAAATGGACAAGTGATCGTGGACGATGAAGTTTTCCGCAACCAGATTGCGTTCGATTACCATCTTGTACTTCAACGACAATACTGGGCTTGACTCAACAATAGCTTTCAGTTAAAGTACAACCCGTCCAAACAACCCGTAGGAGAAACCTGATGATCAAGAGTACCGTTAGCCGTGCGAAGCGGCGTGCATTTGTCAAGTTCTACAAACAGCGCCTGAAAAATATTGGTTGGCATTACATCTGTTGGGCTGCTGACTCGTACACGAACGACTTCGAAGTTCGCCATGATGTCATGAAATCTGTCGAACATACTCTCAGTCGTTCGAACTGCAATACAATCCCGAGTGTCTTCGATACCCACGGTGAAAAAGAACGTCAACAAGTTCGCAACAAGTGGCTGCGAATCTATGCTGAACAAGGTGTAGCGTATCACTGGCAAGACACTGATCAACCTTACACCAAGTAATCACAACCCCTCAACTCATAAAGGAAATCAAATGCAAATCGTTAACACTGTCAAGTCTTTATTCGCTCCTACCACTCCGAAGGTCACGGTTGCTACCGTCCTGGCACAATTCAGTCAGACTGTCGCTCAACTTGAGCAGGTTCGTGCTGAGAGTGAAGCTGCTGCGGATGCCGCTGCTGCTACCATCGCTGAACTGGAAGTTCAACGTGCTGATTCGCTGAAGGAAGCCGGTCGTGCTGCCTCGGTTGCTGCGAAGATTTCTGCTCTGCTGGATTAACCTTGCGCTTGACTCAGGTATCTGAGTCTGTTAAAGTACATCCATCGCAACACACACAGGAGATTTCATGTACAAGAGTACCCTCAGTCGTCAAGCCCGTCGCAACGCAGTTAAGGCAATCAAGTCTGCTGCGTTGAAGGATGGTAATCCGAATTTCGACGGTGGAATCTGCCAGTACATCAGTTCTGTGGCTGTACCGGAACAAAAGCATCGATTAGACATTCGTGGTGCAATCAATACAACGCTAGGTAGGGAAGCATTTCTTCCTGATGCTGTGATTCCTCACCCTGTTTGTTATCAACCAAAGCTTCGTACCGCAATGCGAATGAAGTTTCTTCGACTCTACGCTGAACAAGGTATTGCATATACTCCGTTCGAATGGTTGAACAAGGTTGACTCTCGCTTTGCGAAGTGGAAATCTGAAGTCAACAAGATTGCTGCAAAACACAACCTTGTGCCCGCTGTCAATCCTTCTGTCTCTGAGCAAGAGACGTGGACGAAGCATTACATGAACAATTTGACTCCGAAGCAAGCTTGGGATGCAACTCCCTGGCGATAACCACACGCTTGACTCGGGTACTCTTTCAAGCTAAACTCTAGTCTTCTGTTAAACAACCTCTAGGAGAAAACACATGGAAATCATCGGTAACGCAATCATCGGCACCGCCCGCGAATTCGAAGAGAACAAGGTGGAACTCAATGGTGTGGCACTCACGCAAGTCACAATCAATGCCCTCGGTGCCCACAAGGTCATCGAATACTTCGGTGAAGGCCCCAAGCCTGCCCGTGGCAAGACCCCGAAGGTATACAAGGCTGAGAGCAAGGAAGGTATGGTGTTCAAGCTTCCTGAGTCGGAATGAGCTACAACAGCAGTCAGTACGCTGCCCAATTGATTTATGATCGGGCTATTCGTGAAGCATGCGGCAAAGTTCCTGCGAGTGAACCGAGTCAATGTCACCAGCCGGTGACTAAAGTAAAGCAAAAGGAAAAAACCAATGAAGGAACTGCTCGTAATCCTAATGGCAATCACGCTGGTTAGTGCCTTCGTGTTTGCGGGGTATGTTTTCGGTGCTGTCATCGGTACACTGCTGATTTTGTTCTGCGCTGTGGTCTTCAGTGGCTTCCTGATCTTCCTTGCAATCGAAAGCTTGTGGGGTGTACTGAAGTCTCTGTTCAAGCAAAAGACCAAGTAATTCTGTCAGGATTTGACAGCATAGTCTGAATCGCTGTATACTGCGTCTATCGCAACAGACAGGAGATAGACAGATGGGATTCCTCTTCGAAACTAAGTCGTGCAGCCGTTGTGGTGGTTCTGGTCGCTATAGCTTCAACCTGATGAACGGTGATCGATGCTTCGGTTGCGGCGGCACTGGTCTGCAGCACACCAAGCGTGGTTCTGCTGCCCGTGCGTTCTTCCACAAAAGTCTGGAAAAGCCGCTGAGTGAAGTCAAGGTTGGTGATTACATCCTCTTCGACACTTCCATGTTCGGTGGCCCTGAACGTTGGTGCAAGGTGGAAGCAATTGAAGCCGGTCAGTCTCCCTACATCATCAATGGTGTACGTGACGAGTCGATTCGCTACAGTCTGAAGCTGAGCCGCAAGGGCAAGGAAGTCTGCGGATGGAGTGGTCTTGCGTTGGATCACATGTTGAAGTCCGTCAAAAATGATGAAGAATTGAATGCTCGCAAGGCTGCTGCTATTGCCTACCAGGGCACGTTGAGTGAAAAGACTGGTAAGCCTGTGAAACAAAAAGTCCAGGCGATTTCCGAGTAATTTTGTCGGGATTTGCAGAAGTCTTCAGAACTAGTGTATACTGCGTTTGTTGAGTCGTTCTTCTAGTGGCCCAGGAAATGTTCCCGTCTTGTGGACAGAACGCAGGTTCGAATCCTGCACGACTCGACACCTTAACTTAGTTCCTAGTTTAACGGCCAAAAACGAAGCCTCTATCCCGTTCGATTCGGGTAATCTGCATGATGGTCGCAGGGGTTGTATCCAAGGTTCGATTCCTTGGGGAACTAAGTTAAGGTAATCAACAGGAGAACACATTGGAAAAAATCGTTGACATTCTCGGGCAAGAAATCAAAGTTGGTGATGTAGTTGTTGCCACAAACCAAAGCACGATCTACAATCAAGTTCACGTTGTGACTCGTCTTGGTTCTGCTGACAAAATTCAAGTCAACGGGTCAAGCTATGCTAAGGCTGTGTACCTGATGGTCATCAATGAACAATACAAGATTGCCAAGGGTGAAGAAAAATTCGACGCTCTGCGCATGCAACATGAAGAGTACATGAACGAAGAACGTGTGGTCAAAAAGCCGCATACCCCTCGCTTCCTTGTTCTGCGATATGCTGATTACCCTCGCAATGTGAACGGTAAATACACCGTTGATCAGTGTCCGGTCTTTTACGTGATAGGTACCTGCGCAACAATTCAGGATACAGTCAAGAAAATCAACGATATTACCAAGGATTGCAGTAAGGGTGAATACTTCGAACGTAAGAATCTGAAACCCAAGAACATGCAGTTTAGTTATTCGGACTTCAGCAAGGACTTCAGTCGAAAGGCTCTCGTTGAGATTGACATGGACCTTGAATTGTGGGTTGATCAACGTGTGAGTGAAGACTCTGAAACATACAAAAAGCTTCTGACGCTGCAAAACCGATAACCCTACATTTTTGTCGGGATTTGCAGAAGTCTCAGGAACTGGTGTACAATGCGTTTATCGCATCGCAAACAGGAGATTGATTGATGGCTCGCACTCGTACTGTTGTTCGCCCCCTCTGTGCTGGTGAAGAGGCAATGCAAGGTCGTGAAAGCATGCAAGAAACGAAGGATTGCATCGTTCGTGCAATCACGAATGCTGCCTGCGGTGAGTACACCTACGAAGAAGTTCACGCTGTTTGCCGCCAGCATGGTCGTGTGAACAACCAAGGTATGACTGCTGACATGTATTTCCCTCTGCTTGTCAAGCTTGGTTTCGAACTGAAGTTCGTTTGTGGCACCACCAATGCTGCAATGTATGCAGATCGTGTTGCCAAGGAAATGCAACTGCAGTATCGTCGCGTCAAGGGTGTTACTCTTGAGCGTGCTCGCTGTGGTCTTGGTAAGGGTTCATTCTTCGTTGCTATCATCGGACATGCTACGTGTGTCGTGAACGGTAACATCTACGATAGGGGCGCGATGAAGGGTGGTTGCAGTGTCACTCATGTGTGGAAGTTCAAAGGTAAGCCGCAAACTTGAGTAATTCTGTCGGGATTTGCAGAAGTCTCAGGAACTGGTGTATACTGCGTCTATCGCAACGCACATAGGAGAAAACAATGGCTTGGTTCAGCAAAGAAAACATGCAGTCGAAGCGCCCCCTGGTCAATGCTGTACTCAAGAAGTACGACATGAAAGGCACGCTCAGCGGTACGAACACTTCAGGTGTCACGCTCACGATTACCGAAGGTCCGCTGAATTTCATGGAAAATTGCGCGCATAAGATGGAAAACGACGCGCATGGTCGTCCTGCGAACGCTGTGACGCCTGATGAAATTCGTGCTCGCAAGTACATGGATGTGAACCGGTACTGGTACCATGAGCATTTCGACGGTCAGTGTCTGGAATTCCTCAAGAAAATCATGCAAGTGCTCGACGATGGTAACCACGACAACAGTGATCCAATGACGGATTACTTTGATGTGGGTTGGTATGTGTACGTCAAGATTGGCAAGTGGGAGAAACCCTATGTTCTTCGAAAGTAAAAAACCCTTGCGGGTGCTGGTAGCATGTGAGACTTCTGGCACCGTTCGTAATGCCTTCGCTAGTCGAGGGCATTCTGTCATGTCAGTTGACCTACTGCCTGCATCCGATGGTGTACAATCCGGCATCCATGTCGTTTGTGATGTGTTGGAATTCATCAAGTGGAATGGTTACAAGTTCGACCTGATGATTGCGCATCCTCCATGCACTCACCTAGCTGTGTCGGGTGCTCGGTGGTTCAAGGATAAGCAGGAAGAGCAAAAGAATGCTGTAGACTTTTTCCTGAAGCTTACACAGGTGCAGATACCCGCATGGTGCATTGAGAATCCTGTATCGGTCATGTCAACGCACTATCGCAAGCCTGATCAACGCATTCAACCCTGGCAACACGGGCATCAGATGCAGAAGACCACATGCCTTTGGTTAAAGAATCTCCCTCTGTTGCAGCCTACAAACGTTGTTGACAAGGGTGAGTTTCATGTGACAAAATCAGGCAGGCGAATTCCTGCTTGGTACAATCTACCTGAGCGAAAGTCCAGATGGCAAGAGCGCAGCAAGACGTTCGAAGGGGTGGCACAGGCTATGGCTGTACAGTGGGGGTGATCAAAAACCCATAGGGCTAAAGTTGACTAAAAAACCCTTGGGGGGTGCTTGACAAAATGCATCCCTGGTGGTGGTTAACCTGGGCCAGATTCGGCGGCCAGCGTTCCGCATGGTGAGAAGCCGTTTCATGATGCGAAAAGCACGCCGAAGCCCGGGATTCCACAATGTAGAACGTAACACCACGATATGAAACGCTGACTAGCATAAAATCAATCCCTTGTCAAACGTAGGGTCTTTTCATATGGTGAAATCCATATAGCACGGAATGTAAACCCCTGTCAAGCGCAGGGGCTTTTCGCATTGTGAAACGTCCAGGCGGCAGCGTGACTAAGCAGTCACAGACAAAACCGAAGAGTCACAAAGTATACTGGCACGGATTCTGCTAGTAGCAAACCGCATGCCAGCTTTTGCATACCCCCTACGGGTACCCCTATATACCCCCGTGGGGTACCCCCTCAATTTACCTAGGGCAGCGCATACCCTACCCCCTATTTTTTACAGATACCCTAGAGGGGGTCGATCTTTTTTTGCCAAGGGTAGGACAAGGGAAAGCAGGAAAACGGCGCCAAAGCCCGATTAGACCCATCCGTGGGCATTCTCACGATATGAAACGGTCTGACAATCGACTATCTACAGGTTATCCACAGAATGCAGGCATGAGACTTGCTAAAGAATCTGCATTAACCCTGCAATTGCGTAGGGTATTGTTTACATGCTAGAATTCTATACGGTCAGAGCAAATGTCGTATTTATACAACAAACGCGCAGGCTCCACGTCCACCCCAGTCGCTTTCGAATAGAACGATTGTACTACAGAATCCAGGCGCACAAGCAATACCCGACAAAAACACAGGGACAAATAAAACGCTTGACAGTCCAGGCGGAAACGTAGTAATCGCATGCGCCAGCGTCTAGATGAACAGCACCAGGGAACCTAGGGTTTACACCTATTCCCTTACGGTTGACAGGGTTATTCTTTACCTATACAGTAAACCCCAATGCATCAAGACATGCAGACACAAGGAAACGCAAAATGTTTGAAGTTACGATTGTCTGGGAAGGCGAGTTCTTCACCCATGAGGCCACCACGGAAACCGAAGCGCGGGAGTGGCTCGCGCAGTATCCGACTGGCGCACAATGCCGCGCTCGACTCTGGCGCCTTTTCTGAGGGTTTCAGCCCTTAGCCCCTAGCAGTGGGGGCTAATAGATGCAAACCCGCATCACTTCAACCATAGGACAGTGAACCATGTT